ACCAGTGACGGCACATATTTCGCGAACGGCGTCTTGACACACAACTGTGACGCACTGTCTCAGGCGTTGCGTCAGGTGCGAATCAAGCGCCCGGGAGGCACTTCGGTGGTCAAAACCTGGCTTCACAAGCGTCTGCCGGGCATGTAGACGTGCTAATGTTGCCTACATGACAATAATTCTCCTTGACAGCAAACCAGCACGTGTCAGCCATGACAGCGCCTTCCCGACTCACTCGGTGGATCAGGCACGTGTGATCTATACCGGTCTTCATCTCTACGTCGCGACCACACCGGATCGAGGGCGTACGGTTTCGCACGTCTACCGATTCGGCATTCCGGACACCGAAAGCCTTGACTATTACGGGCGATATACCCGAATTGCGGGCTTTTCCTGGTCGAGTTGTGGGTGCTCCAGCAATTGGCACAACCACACCGCCGAAGAGTTGATCGCCCTCGGGGATTCGTACGCCATGCAGGATGCGGCCGAAGCGCAGGCATAGAACGCGCAGTTGCCTGTATAGTCAGGTACGTGCCGGGGTCTCTGATCGAGCGTGTCGCGCAAGCCTTCAGTTTGCGCGACATCTCTACGTCTCCGGCACCTGGGGCTGATTTAGCTGCTCGAACCGCTGATTTCGCAGCTTCTAGCTCCCCCGTGGGCAGTTCTGCTGTCTCCAAAGCTCTCAACAACGACTGGACGAGCGGAAGCACCACGGGAGCACAGACGCTGTGGCGTCTATGGCGTGATGTCGGTGAGATCCGGTACAGCACCAACGAGCAAGCGAAGCTCCTCCAGCGTGTCCTCTGGGACATCACGATCAACGGTATGAAACTCACCACCGAGGAGTCTGCGCTTCTATTGAAGAGTCTGTGCGGAAACGTGAAGACTCAGGCCATGCAAGCGGGACTCCATCTTCAAGTGACGGGTGCATACACGTTTTGCCGCCTCAAGGAGAGCCAGGGCGGTAAGTGGATCGTAGTTCCGCGACCCGCGTCGGCGTTCAGTCGCAAGATCGAGGACGAAGCATCTGAGAAGATCACTCTCGGCATTCGCGACCCGTACTACACGGACAAGTACTGCTCGACGGTTGACGCGGCGAAGTCTGTAGCTGAGGAGATCCTCCTTGTCCGGCTTCAGTCTCGCAGCACTACGCGAAGCCGGATCGCGCAGACTAACACGCTTCTGTACCCGGTTGAGGCCGTCAACGACCCTGCGCAGTTCGAGGCCGATCTCGTAGACACCATGACCGCGCCCATGACCGACGAACGGTCCATGCAGGTCGCGGTACCGAACATCGTCCGGTCGAGTGGCGAGTGGATCGACAAGTGGAAGACGCTCGACCTCACAGGTCCGATTGACGAGAAGCTGACCAACAAGATCGAGCGGCTTATCCGGCAGTTGGCGGTTCAGCTTGATTGCCCTCCTGAGTTGCTTCTCGGCATGGGCGAGTTGAACCACTGGTCTGCGTGGGCTGTCCAAGAGGACAACTGGACCACACACTTGCTGCCACTGGCGGATAGCTTTGCCGAGGCGCTTGAGCACGCCATTCGCTCGATGTTCGAGCTTGACGGCGCTGTTCTTACCGACGTGACGGTGATGCCGAATCCGGCGAACATTCTCAAGCGCCGTCCGACCGTCCCTGACGTACTCGCGGCATTCAATTCCGGACTTGTCAGCGGCCGGTGGGCGCGACTACAAATCGGTGCGACAGAGGACGACGCGCCGACGCCGGATGAAATTGAGCTTAGACTTGGCCGAAAGAACGTTAAGGACCCGGAACAACAGGCTGAGCCGGACCAGAAAGGTGCCGATAAGCGTGAGCAGCAGCGCGGCAGCGATCGAACTGCATAACTATAAGACGCGGCAGGCGCTCGCGGCGTTTCGGCGTGCCCGGAAGAGTGCAGCTGGCGGGTCTGGGGTACCGGATCGCCCGAAGCAGTCCAGAGGCCGGATTCCGAAGGCTGAGGCTACGACTGCGGGACCGTTCTACGGACTTGCGATTCCGTACAACACCTGGACCGGCGACGGACGCTACATCACCAAAGGGACGCTTACCTGGGGTAGTGAGCCGATTCCGCTGATCTTCGACCCACAAGACGGCGACCATGACGGCTTCATTGTCGGGCACATCGACTCGATTCAGCACGATGATGCAGGTGTCCAAGTCAGCGGCTGGTTTGTGGACTTCACTGACGCTGCCGATCAGGCTCGCGTCCAGCAGGCCAAGGACCTGATCTCGCGTAACGCCATTGGTTGGAGTGCCGCCTTGGACGATACCGAGGCCGAGGTGACGCTCGCAGCGGAAGCGCGAGATCGGTACCGTGAGAATGATGACGGCTCGATCACGATCCGTGTGTCGAGCCGCGACATGTCCCGGGTCTACACGAACGGCCGCGTGCGGCATCTCGCACTTGTGGACACGCCCGCCTTCCCTGGCGCGCGACCGCGCCTCGGACTTGCTCCGGTGACTGCGTCGGGGATCGCTCCGCTTCCTAAGGCGAACTTCGCTGTCTGGGAATCGGACAAGCCGATTCCATTGCAGGTCACACCAGAGGGCCGTGTCTTCGGCCATGCTGCTGGTGATGGAACCTACCGCAATGGCACCGGCACCGGTCCTCGGTATTCCCGCGACCCTGACCGGGATATGCGGAACTTCCACACCGGGACGGCTGTGCTCGACAACGGCGAAGTGATCCGTGTCGGAGCCTTGACATGTTCCGGGATGCACGCCGCTGCCCGGGGTCCGGTGGAGGATCAACGACGGCACCACGAGGACAGCACCACGGTGTGGGCAAAGGTCCGTGCGTGGAACGACAAGCAGGGCCGACTGTGCGTGGCGGGAAGCGTGATGACCGACCTTCCGGCGGCGGAACTTCAACAGACGGCAGGGTTGCCGCTCTCGCCTGAACTCTGGCCAGTGCCCGGCGTAGCCGGTCTCACACTTGTTGGCCTGCATAGTGTAGTATCACCAGCGTGGCCTGTAGCATAGGTCAGCGAACTCTTAAGGAGATTTAATGCTTCGCTTCGATGAGATCGTCGCACGGGTCGGCAATGCCGATAATCCGCCGACGTTCGCGGACCTGACTGCTGCCCGCGCTGCGGGCGCTGAGATGTTGCGGACCGCAACTACCCCTGGCGCCGACTTCGACATTGAAGCCGCCCGGGACATCGCGGAAGGTATCCGCGTGATAGACAGCGCGCTTGCGGCCATCCAAGAGGCCGAGAATGCGGCTCTCGCAGAGGCTGACTCGCTGCGGTCGTTGCTGGGCGACAATGCACCTGACCCTGTCGTCCCGGACACCGACCCTGCACCTGTCGTGGAGCCTGCGGTCACAGCGTCTACTACGCCCTTGATCGAGCGACTGCGGACCCGTACCGCCATCCCTGTCGTGGAGCCTCCGGCCCCCCGTGCGGTGGATATTCGCGCGGTCGGCCCGAGCCAAGGCTTCGACCTCAGCCCGGACGCTGACGTTGCCGAACTAGGCCACCTCTTCGCCACTGCTGCGATGCGGGTCACCAACGGGCACCAGCCGTTGGTGCGGATCACCAAGCGGTACGACGAGGCGCGGACACTGAACCACCAGAGCGACCTGAACGTCCGCAAGATCGCTGACGTGTTCGGTGCTGCCGGTCCGCTGACTGCCGCTGGCGGGTTGTGCGGTCCGGGCGATGTGGACTTCACGCACCCGGTCTTCGCGCAACAGGGCCGTCCGGTCCGTGACGCACTGACCGCGTTCAGCGCTTCTCGCGGCAAGGTTACCCTTGGTGCTGCTGTCAGCGTTGCTGACACTAATCCGGCTGTGTCGGTCTGGACCTTGACTGACGATCAGGCGGCTGTGACCGGCTCTCCGACCAAACCTTGCCCGCGCGTGGAATGCCCTGAGGACATCACCTGTGAGATTCAGGCTGTGCCTTACTGCATGACCATCGGCAACATTCAGGCCAAGTTCACGCCTGAATACTGGGCCGCTCGGTTGCAGACCGTCCTCGCCAGCGTGGACCGCAAGGCGGACCAGTTGCTGCTTCAGCAGATTCACGCGAACAGTGCCGCTGTGCCTGCTGTCAGCGACGGCGGTAACACCATCACCAGCTTCCTGACCGCGCTTGAGCGTGTCATTGCTGGCGACCGTGAGATTCAGCGCAACACTTCCGGCACCTACCAGGTCATCGCCGATGCCTGGCTGCTCCGGCAGATGATCACCCAGACCGGCTACAACCTGGGCGGTAACAACCGTCTGGACGCCATCCAAGGGTTGCGTGAGCGGATCAACGGTTGGTTGTCTGACATGGGTGCTCAGGTCGCGTGGACCTTCGACGGTACCGTCAAGGACACCGACAAGAGCCACAACATTCAGACTGCCACCAGCGGCGCGTGGCTCGCGCAGAGCACCCTGTACGTCTTTCCGGTCGGGTCTCACCTGTACCTGGACGGCGGCACGCTGGACCTCGGTACCAGCATCACCGACTCGGCGCTCAATGCGGTCAACGATCGCCAAGCGTTCGCGGAGATCTTCGAGAAGTCCTGCTTCCGGGGTATCTCCTCGTACCGCATCCCGCTGACCGTCGCCAACAAGTGCGGCTGCTGATATGGCTCGACCAGTCGCGGTTGAGCTTTCGCTTCCCGTCCGTCCCGGGGGACTTCTCGATCTTGCGCAGAAGTTCCCCGGCGGATGGGAGCGCGGTGTGGCATTTCAAGACTCCGCATGCCTGACAACGACGCTGGTAGGTGAGTGCCCGCAAGTGACGGGTCTGGCGGAATACCAGCGCCCGTCTGTCGCGACATTCACTCCCGTGGTTGTGCAGTCCGCCGTCAAGTGCTCAACTATGGGCAACGTCGATGTCGGCGCACTCGCGGGTAGCGTAGCCGCGGCTACGGCTGACTTCGCAGTGTCCCGGGAGATGCTGACCGGCGAGATCAGTGAGCGGGACACCCCGGACGACAGTCCGTTCGGGCCTAACCCGTCCCTGGTAGGTGCGGCGCAGGACCTCGGCGCGACACACACCACGCTCGCCAAGGCCTTGGCGTGTCTGGAAGCGACTATCGCTGAAGACACTGAGGGCCGTACCGCTGTGTTGCTGGTCGGCTACGACTGGTTGACGTACGCAGTCGCCGCTCAGCTTCTACGTTGGGACGGCAACACGTGGCGCACTCCTGCCGGATCGTTGGTGATCCCGGCGTCCGGCTTCGACGGGCGGACTCCCGGCTCTACAGAGCCGCCTGATTCCGGCGATGCTTTGTATGCCTACGCCGTGGTCGGTGTCTGGGCACAGTTGGGACGGCAAGACTCGTTCGACTACGTCAACCGCGCCATCAACGACCAACTCGCAAGGAGCGATATCCTTGCGTTGTTCGCGTTCCCCACTTGCGCGGTATATGCCGCCGCATCCACAGTCGCAACTGCCTGTTAGGAGACACCTGTGACTCAGCAAGCGTACAAACCGTTCAAGGGCCGTACGATCCGAATCACCGTGATGGATGCGTGTTGCACGCCTCCGGCGTCCGGCACGCAGGCCGCCATCGGTGTCTTCGACTCCTATCTCACCGTGAGCTTGGAGCCGAACATTGAGGAAGGCGAGCGCGCTTTCGAGCGCAAAGCCAACGGCGATGTCTGCCTGAACGAGAAGGAAGACGATCTTCTCCAGGACATCGCGGTTACCGTGACCATGTGCCAGGTGCTGCCTGAGGTTGTCTCGGCCATGACCGGCTGGCCTGTCACCCGTGACCCGAGCAGCCAGAAGGCCATCGGCTTCGACTTCCTGGAAGGGGCGAGCGACGGGTCTACCGCGTTCGAGTCCTGGACTGGCGTCAGCGGCATTGATTGCGGCGAAGGTGCGAAGTACGGCTACAACGTCTTCCCTTGCGTCAACGGCTGGATGATCTCCGAGGCCATTGAGTGGGGCGGCGCAGATACTATTGCGCAGATCGTGCTCAAGGGCACTGCTTCGAGCAAGCACGTCTGGGGTAACGGGCCGTACAACGTCCAGAACGGTGTAGGCGCTGTGCCCGGCCCGTTGGTGGACGAGCTTGCCTCTGGCGCCTTTGGCCGGACCATGGTTGTCGATATCGCGCCGCCTTCGGTGACTGACGGTATGGTGCCCGCGACTGCGGGTAACGGCTATCTGCACCCGCCGGTCTGATGACCGACGCACCTTGCGGCTGGGACGCTGAGCCGTGCGAGGACTGCTGTACTGCGGCGCAGCAGTCCTCGCTCTGGCCGTTCCTGTCCGGGATGGCGGTCAATTTCTTGTGGAAGGCGACCGGCAAGCAGTACGGATTGTGCGAGCGGACGTATCGTCCGTGCCGTGAAGACTGCGGGAGCTACTGGGGGAGCCTCCCGTTTCCTGCTCGGGTCAACGGCCAGTGGGTCAATCTGACTTGCGGCTGTCTGCGGGGCTGCTCGTGCTCCAATGCTGACTTCGTAAACATTCCCAACACAGACTCCGTGGTCGCTGTGAACATTGGCGGTGAAGCTCTTGCACCGACCGGGAACGTGGTTGTCTACAACCGGCAGTTCGTCGCTCGGGTGGACGGCTTCCTGTGGCCTACCTGCCAGAACCTGAACGCACCGCTGGGTGAGCCTGACACTTGGTCGATCACGGTTATGGAAGGTAAGCCGGTGCCGGACGGCGGGGAGTGGATCGCTGGCGTGCTTGCGTGCGAGCTTTCAAAAGCATGCGCCAATGACTCTACCTGCCGTCTTCCACGCCGTGTCCAGACCATCACGCGTGAAGGCGTCACGGTCGGCTTCCAGGACCGCTTCGAAACGCTTGCAGATCTTCGCACAAGTGTCTGGGAAGTCGATGCCTGGATCGAGAGCAACCGGACCACGAGGTGGCGAGACGCCGCTATCGTGTCGGTTGACCGCCCCAGAGCGAGGACAGTGACATGGGCTTGAGCTATGTTCTCGAACGTCTGCAAGACGCATTAGTGGAACTGACTACAGGTGTGCTCACGGCGCTCGAACCTCCTGTATGCCGGGTGAATCTCGCGCTAGGGCCTGTCCCGACTTGGGACTCTTGCGCACAGACCTGCTCCAACGACGCGGACGGCCACCTGTGGGCGACTATCGTCGGCACAACGGTCGGCGACACCGAGCAGTGCCTCAACCACAAGGCTACGGTCCAGATCGGAATACTCCGCTGTGCTGCCGTGATCAGTGACAGTGGCGAGCCTCCGAGTGCGGCCGCCGTTTCCACCGACGCCGCGCAACAGGCTTTCGACGCTGACGCAATCTACACAGTCATGTCGAGCGATGCCTTCAAACACGGCTTCGACCTTGTAGGGTGGTCACCGCTAGGTCCAAACGGCGCGTGTGTCGGCGGATACTGGGAATACACCTACACGATTGGCACGTGCATCTAATGGCTACGATCACCTTCCGGGTCGGACAGCCCAGAGGTCTCGCCCATATCGAGGCGAAGATCAATGCCCAACTGTCTATGGCCATTGCACAGAAAACTGTGGACCGGGTCAAGCGCCGTGTCCCGCACCCTGCCGCGCAGTCGCTTCGCGCGGTCGGCGTCAATCAGTACGTCGCTGACGTGACTGGTCCACGAGGCGGTCCTGGACGGGTCTACGCGCGCCGCGCTAAGGCTCTGCGGTTCGTGTGGCGGGGCGGAGTCCAGTACTTCAACAGCGTGGACGGCGCAGGACTCCTGCCGCTGATCACAAGCGAAGCCGAGAAAGTAACCCAATACGACGCCGACGCAATCGTGCGTTCGATCAAGATTTAGGAGATTCGACATGAGCAATGCACCGAAGTTGAAGACCGACAAGCCGAAGAAGAAGAAGAAGATCAAGGATTCCGGAAAGACGTTGAAGATCGGCGATTCCGAGTTTCCGTGGACTTCCCCGAAACTGTGGTTCTTCATCGTCCTGTCTGAAGCAATGTTCAGCGCCGATTTGACTGATGAGGGCGCAATGAAGCTGTTCCAGTTGCAGGTCAAGTTTCTGCGTTCTGGTCTTTCCAAGAAGTCGTGGAAGGTCATTGAGGCTCGACTCAACGATCCCGACGACAAGTTGGACGTGACCGACTTGTCTGACGCTGTGCTGAACGTCTTCGGCGTTGAGGAAGCCTCAGTCCCTTCTTCGTGACGCTACGACTGCTCAGCCTGCTCTCTGAGAAAGAGTGGCTTGGGCGGCTCGTAGCGTTACGGATCAAGTACGAACGTCTCGTGCTGCGGGAGTACGTGGCGTTGGCTTATCACTTGCTGTATTGGGAGCTTGATCCCAAGGACCGTAACAGGCATCAGATGTTGCTCGAAACTCCGCCTCCCGGATATCACGGTACCCTTGTCGGGACTATGTGGGACGAAGACGATATGCTGAGCGCCTACGAAGGTGGAGAGGAGCATTGATCGGCCGTGTCCGCTATCAAGGTGCCTGTCCAGCTCGTAGTTTCTGGCGCTCAGGCGCTCAAGCAAGCTCTTGGCCCGCTCACTGACAAGGCTGCCGCAACTAAGCTGGCACGCCAGCAGCAGCAGGCAGCGGCCAAACAATCAAGGGCGTTGCTCGCTGCCGCTCGGAAGATGTCCAAGGCTGAGTTGGCTGCGGAGTCAAGGACACTGCTTGCTTCGCTCGCAGCTACGCAATTGAAGGCCCGGCGCGAACTATCGGCTGAGCAACGTTCTGCTGCGGCAAAGCTTGCCGTCAAACAGGCTGCTTCCCGCGCCTCATTGCGGGAAAAGCAGGCGACTGCCCGTGCCGAGCTTTCGCACGACAATGCTGTTGCCCGGATCGAGCTTGCGCAGCGACTACGTAACACTCGCGGCTTGGACGCTCAATCCCGTGCTGCGATCAAGGCAGAGCAGCGACTACAACAGGCGAAGGCACGCGCCGATCTGTCGCAGTCTCAGGCTACTGCTCGGAACCGTCTCGCGCAGCTTCAAGCTGCGACGGTTGCTGAACGCAACACAATTTCCCGTAACGCAGCGGCGGCGCTGGTCCGGAACCAGCAAGCTGTAGCGCGTTCCGTTCGTGCCCAACAACAGGCATTACGCGCAGCACAAGAAGACGCAGGTAAGCCGGGCATTTTTGGGCGCGCAGGTGCTATTGCGGGGGCTGCGTTCTCTACTAACTTCCGGCGTACTGCGGGGGCGGCGTTCACCGGCATTACACATGCCGCATCGCGCATACTCCCCCGAGGTTTTCAAGCGGCGGGACTGGCTGCTGCACGTTCGTTCAAATTCGGCCTCGGCGGTGCCTTGGTCGGTGGCGCTATCGGCGTAACCGCGCTTGCGACTGCCGCTATCAAGCGCACACTGAGCGGCGGCTTGCGGCGTCTAGTTGCTATTCAGGACGCTGAGACACTATTCAAAGGGCTCGGTGCGTCGGCGAAGACGACGAATGACATTCTTGGGCGGACGTTCGAGGTTGTTAACGGCACTCGATTCGCCTTCGATGAGGCCGCTAAGACGGCTGCTGGGCTCTTTGCCGCCGGTGTGCAGGGCGGGGCGCGCATGGAGCGTACGTTGCGGCTCGTTTCTAGCGCCGCCACGGTTTCGTCTACCGACTACATCACTATGGGCAAGATCTTTCAAAAGGTCGCTGCCGATAATCGTGTACAGCAGCGGGAGCTCGGGCAACTAGGCGAGCACGGCATCAACATCACCAAAGCGCTTGGCCAGGAATTAGGGGTCACCAAGGACAAAGTCCGGCAGATGGCGTCTGACGGCAAGATCAGCTTCGGTGAGTTTGAGCGCGGCATGAAGCGGGCACTAGTGAACGCTGCGGAAGAAGGTAAGAACTCAGTACGAGGCCTTGCGAAAAATGTCGGCACACAGTTCGACAAGATCGGGGCGGCGTTCCTTAAGCCTGGTTTCAAGCAGGCCCCGCGCATCCTCAAGGACGTTACGGCAGGACTGAAAACGCTCATCAAGCCTGCCGGAAGCTTAGGCAAGGCCGTCTTCGGGAAGGACTTCCTCCCGACCAAGAACATTCAAGGCTTTTTCGCCAACATTCGTGAAGGCATTCCTAAGCTCAAGAACTTCATTGGACAGGTCAAGTCCTTTGGCACCAAGTTCATCAAGAGCGTGGACTGGAAGAGCGTCGGCAAGAATGTAGGCAAGTTCGCAGACGGACTTGCCAACCTCGCAGGCGTTGACTTGGAAGACGTGGCGGGGTCGGCCAAGCGCCTCGCTGACAGTTTAGAGACCATAGCCGGTACGCTCGGTGCGGTTGGCAAGGTTGTCGAGACCTTGAATAAGCTCGACCCGTCCAAGAGTTGGGACCAACTGCCGAAGCAAAATCCGTTTGTGACGGGGCCTATAGACCCTGCTGTCGGGCGCACAGGTAAGCCACGGAAAAAAGGCGGCGCGGCTGTGGTGGACACCAAGGGCCAGGAAGCGGCTGCCCGGATCGCCGGTGTTGCTATCGGCACCGCTATGATGGCGGGAGCCACGGCAGGTATCACGGTGTCCGCACCGACCGCTAATTTCGCCGCCGTCTCGGCGTTTGCGGGTACTGTGAGTGCGGTGAAAACCCTCCTCGGGATTCATTCTCCATCGACGGTATTCATGGCGATGGGCAGCGACGT